CACCTCCATGAGAGCATTATAACATGGAGTAGAATTACTTTCAACAAAAATTAAGAAACATGTTGACAAAAAGGAAACGACGGAGTATGATGATGATGTAGACGAAAAGACTACAAGAAAGGAGGTAGGCATGACCAATACGGTTCGGTTAAATGAGTTAATCAAAAAATCCGGGCTGAAAAGGGGGTGGATCGCGGACAGACTTCACTTGTCCAGCTATGGATTTCGGAGGAAACTGCGGAATAAGAGTCAGTTTAAGGCGGGTGAGATTAAAGTGCTGTGTGAGTTGCTTGGGATTGCATCGTTGGAGGAGATTAGTGATATTTTTTTTAATGATGATGTAGACAAAAAGACTACATGATATTCTGGTAGAGGGTAGGTGAAAGAGATGGAGGCAAGAAATGTATAACAAAATAATGGAATCAATAATTAAGAAGTTAAAAATTATCTTTCCTGAAACAAAGATTCGTTTGGGTTCTAATGAAGAAGAGGAGAAAGAATCCTGCTTAGTGGCCGGAATTTTACAGGTATCCGAGAATTGTGTAAACGGGAAGCGATATAGCTGTAGTATAAAAATATTTGTTAATTATTATCCCAAGGGTGCAGAGGAGCAATATGAGGACCGGTACCATGTATTGGAGTTGTTAATGGAACATATGGAATCAGTTTCTTTAGAAAATGGGGCAGCTATAGGAAGTAAAGGCAGATCTGGATCAGTAGAAAATGGTAATTTGAAATTTCAAACGGAATATCAAACATTCTTTCTGAAAGATCAGGAGGAGGAAGTGTCTATGGAAGGCATTATCTTAACATGAAAGAGGTAAATTGATGACTGGGAACAGTAGAAAAAAGGCTGCGGAAAAATCTGAGGCAGTACGTTATACAAAAAAACAGTTAATCTGCTCAGAAAAGTATTGCAGTCAAAGTGACTTGCTATGTGCATTATTAGAGAATGGTAAAACCTATTCTCTGGAAGAAGCAGATGAAATAATGAATCGATTTAAGAAAGGTAAGGTAAACGTATGTTAGGTGGAGGAAATTTTAAAACACAAAATAAGGTATTTCCCGGTGCGTATATAAATTTTATTAATCGTGCTACGTCTGGGGTATCCTTTGGTGACAGAGGTGTGGCTGCAATTCCAATGACTTTAAGCTGGGGACCGGAAAATGTAATTTTTGAAGTTACCGCTGAGGAATTCCAGAATAACAGTAAAGAAATTTTTGGATATTCGGTTGAGGACGCAGAAATGCTGCCTGTAAGAGAATTATTTCTAAATATGAAAAAAGGAATCTTCTATCGGTTAAATACCGGTATCCATGCATTTTGTGACTATGGAACAGCAAAATATTCCGGAAAGAGGGGAAATAATTTGCTGGTAGTCATCTCGAAAAATGTGGATGACAATTCAAAATATAATGTAAGTATCCTGTTTGATGGAAAAGAAATAGATGTTCAGACTGTTTCAAAATCAGCTGAACTTAAGGATAACAATTACGTGATTTTTAAAAAGGATGCAACACTGGCAGAAACAGCTGGACTTTCATTTGCTGGAGGTACCGATGGGAACGAAATAACCGGCGGAGATTATTCTGAATTTTTACATGCGGTAGAAAGTTGCTCTTATCAGATTCTATGCTGCCCATCTCAGGATGATAATGTGAAAGCATTATTTGCGGCCTTTACCAGGAGAATGAGAGATGATGTTGGAGTAAAATTCCAGACAGTTTTACATCAATATTCAAATGCGAATCATGAAGGAATCATATCAGTGGAAAATGAAGCCCAAGAGTATACTCCAGGTCTCGTATATTGGGTAACAGGCGCTGAAGCAGCTTGTGATATTAACAAAACAGTGGAAAACAGGAAGTATAACGGAGAATACACAGTAAAAGTTCCTTATACCCAGCTGCAGCTTGCAGATGCAATGAAGGCGGGCAAATTCCTTTTACATAAAGTCGGAAGTGAGATCAGGGTGCTTACAGATATTAATACACTTGTAACCTATACAGATGAAAAAGGAGAAGATTTCTCCAACAACCAGACCATCCGTGTACTGGATCAGATTGGTAATGATATTGCAGAACTTTTTAATTCCCGATATCTTGGAAAGATGCCCAATGATAATGCAGGGCGCATCAGTCTGTGGAATGATATTGTAACCTACGGAAAACAGCTGGCAGTTTTAAGAGCAATTGAAGACTTTGATGCAAAAGCGGTCACAGTGGATAAAGGGGAGGGGAAACGGTCTGTTTTAGTAAATTTCCCGGTTCAGCCTATTAACTGTATGAGTATTTTGTACATGACAGTCGTCGTTTCATAAGAAAGGGGTAATTAATAATGAACAATGTAACAATGAATGCGTGGGATGCAGTCAGCGCAGCAAAAGCAGAGTGCTTTATAACAATAGAAAATGAACGTTTTAATTTCATGCAGGCTTTGAATCTGGAAGCAAAGATTGAAAAGGTGAAGTCTGAAATCCCTATTCTTGGACGAGCTATGAAAGGTAACAAGACGGTCGGAATGAAGGGGACTGGCTCTGCAACATTTCACTATAACACAAGCATTTTTCGTGATATTTTGTATCAATACCAGCAGACTGGCAAGGATATCTATTTTGATATCCAGGTTACCAATGAAGACCCTGCTTCCAGCGTAGGAAGGCAAACCGTCATTTTAAAAAATTGCAACTTAAATGGCGGAATTATCACCAAATTTGATGCCTCGGGAGAGTATTTAGAGGATGAGTTTGAATTTACATTTGAGAGCTGGGAAATGCCAGAACGTTTCGGTACAATTGCCGGAATGGAATAAACACGAGGAGGGATATGGAAAATGGGAGATTTAAGTTGTTTTTTGAGTCAGAATGCGGTAAAGGCAGAGAATGAAAAATTTGTAGCTTCAAAGCGCTTTGTTGGTCAGAAGAACAAACCAGTGGAGTGGGAAATAAAGGCAATTACTTCGAAGGAAGATGAGGCCCTGAGAAAAGAGTGTACCAAGCGGGTACAGGTGACTGGTAAAAAAGGTCAGTATACTCAGGAGACTGACTATAATCTTTATCTTGGAAAGCTGGCAGCAGAATGTACTGTATATCCTAATTTAAATGATAAAGGTCTACAGGATTCCTACCAGATTATGGGATCAGATGCTCTGCTAAAAGCTATGCTGACTGCTGGAGAATATGCCGGATATTTAGAACGAATCCAACAGGTAAATGGATTTGATACAACTCTTGAAGAGCAGGTAGAAGAGGCAAAAAACTAATAAATGGAGGTGATATGGAAGCCAACATTGCTTACTATTGCCTCCACAAGCTTCACAAATGGCCGCATGAATTTTTAAGCCTTGACCGGTATGAGAAAGCGTTTATTATAGCCGCAGTTAATCTGAAACTGGAAAATGATAAAAAGCAGGCTCAAAAAGCAAAGGCCAGGCACAGGTAAAAAATGAGGGAAGCGCCCTAACAGACGTTTCCCCAATAATAAAAGGAAAGGAGGTAGAAGTGTGGCGACATTAGAAAACTCAATAAAGCTTGTTGACGGTGCAACACCTGTACTGAAAAGAGTCAGTACTTCCATTAATATGACTGCCGGCCTTATGCGTAACTTACAAATGGCATCATCAAATGCGTTGGCGTTACCTGGAATGCAAATGTGGGAATATTCACTGGCAGGAATTCGCCTCCAGTATGACAGGGTAGAAGAAACGGTATATCAAGTGAAAGACCAGCAGCTAGCGTTAACTAAAAACACAAAAGAGAATGAGAAAGAAGTTGAAAAGCTAAAGAAAGCCTGGGAAAAAGTAGTTTCTGTTACAAAGAAAATGGGCATTAAGACAAGTGCCATGGATGTTTTCAATCAGGCAAATGACATGAAAGCCGCAGGTAATACTATACAGGCAAAAACTGGTATACAAGGATCAGAACTTAGTGCAGCACAAAAAAGTGCCTCCAATCTCTACATCGATAATTTAAGTCCAAGTCTTAGTTCGGCAGCAGAAAGTCTGTCTGCAGTTAATCAGCTTACTGGACAAACGGGAAGCGGATTAGAGCAGATAACCCGTGCCGGCCTGCTGATGCAGGACACCTTTGGATATGGACTGACAGATAGTATAAAATCTGCAGGCATGTTGGAACAGCAGTTTGGTATATCTGGTGCTGAAGCGTTTGATTTGATTATTCAGGGAACACAGGCAGGCCTTAATAAAAATGGAGATTTACTGGCAACAATTAATCAGTATTCATCCAAATTTAAAAGACTGGGTCTTGGTGGAGATGAAATGTTTCAGGCCTTCATTAATGGTGCTGAAAATGGAGGAGTATCAATTGCGTCCCTTGGTGCTGCGGTTAGCGAATTCTCAAAACGTGCAGTGAGCGGTGGAAAAGATTCCAGCCAGGGATTCGCTGCTTTAGGGCTTGATGCAAATAAAATGACGGAAGCATTTAAAGGTGGAGGAGAAACAGCAAAGCGGGCTTTTATGCAGACAATGGATGCTTTAAATAATCTGGAAGATCCGGTAAGCAGAAATATGGCAGGAGTTAAGCTGTTTGGTGATGCATGGGGAAATATTGGAAGCGACGGTGTAATGGCACTGACTGACCTAAGTGGATCTGTTGATTTGACAAAAGATCATCTGGAAGAACTAAACAGGACTAAGTACAATGATGCAGCCAGTGCTCTCAGTTCCCTTGCAAAGACTATAAATATAGGATTAGCCGGGCCAATTGGAGGGATAGTGGACTTTGTAACAAAAAGTATCCAAGATTTTACATCAGGTTTACAGGGAGATGTAGAAAATATCAGTGGGATTTTTGGCGTAATTGGACTGGTAGCGGGAAATATTGGTAATTTAATTGCGAATTCATGGTCGGTTCTACAACCTGTTATCCTGGGCATTATTGCTGCCTTAATTGTTTACAATGCAGTTCTGGGAGCTGGTTGGTTGATAATGGCTGCTAATGCAGCTAAAACAGCCTTGAGTACGGTTTGCGGTTGGGCAAATGTTGTAGCTACAACAGCTCAAAAGATTGCAGTAGAAGGTTTAAATGCAGCACTGGGAGCTTCCCCTCTGACTTGGTTCCTGATTCTGCTTATTGCAATAATTGCTCTTTTTTATGCAGGAGTAGCGGCTATCAATCATTTTGCTGGA